TTAAAATCAGTCAATAAAGTAAGCCCAGTTCCGTCCAAAAAAACTAACAAGTACGGTGTCTAATCTATTGACATCTTAACAAAAATATAATAAATTATAGTGCTTAGGAGGTACTATGATTATTGGTTTTGTAGGATTTATTGGTTCGGGCAAAGATACTGCTGCGGATTATCTTGTAAATTTCCATGGTTTTAGAAGAGACAGTTTTGCGTCTACACTTAAAGATGCTGTTGCTTGTGTGTTCGGCTGGGACAGAACACTGTTAGAAGGTAGAACTAAAGAAAGCAGAGAGTGGCGCGAACAAGAAGATGCTTGGTGGACAGCAAGACTGGGCAGATCAATTACTCCCCGTTATATACTTCAATATTGGGGAACTGAAGTCTGTCGTAATGGATTTCACAACGATATTTGGATTGCCAGTTTAGAAAATAAGATTCGTAAAACTAATGACAATGTAGTTGTTACTGATGTACGTTTTCCTAATGAGATTACTGCTATTAAAAACGCTGGCGGTAAAGTGTTTAGAATTAGAAGAGGTCCAGACCCAGATTGGTATGATAATGCTATAGCACATAATCAAGGCCCTACTAATATGCGGTGGGCACTTAGTAAAATGCACTTAGAACAAGCTCATGTTCATGCTAGCGAATATAGTTGGGTAGGTAATAATAAAATAGATGCTGAAATAGACAACAACGGAACTATAGATGATCTATACAATCAACTTAAAAATCAGGTTGAAGGTCCCCTTGGCGCCATTGAACACCTTCCTTATGTAGGACTCGTTGACAATTAGCACATACTGTCTTTAAATTAACAGGTCTACTGTTATTAAGATTACCGTCAATATGAAATACATTAAATTGTTCCTTGTGTTTACTTTTATAACCACACTTGTCACAACTTAGCTTTTGTCGGTATCCGTCCTTGTACCATTTAGGAACACCGTAAGATACTCCACCATGTTTTAAGCATATCTCACATTTTTTACGGTAATATGTTTTACCATTCTTGATGTAGTTTACTGCTGCTGGTCTAAGATTACATATACATAAAGGTCTTGTCATAAATTTATTTATACTGGACCTTTTCCTGCCCTTTTCTTCAATGTATAACTAGCCAATTTTACGTATTTCCAATAAATAAAAGTAGAACACCATATTAGGAGATGCAAGATGGCATTAAGTTCACCAGGCGTAGAAGTCAAAGTAATTGACGAATCATTTTATACACCAGCTGAACCTGGAACAACACCTTTAATTATTGTTGCTTCAGCTGAAAACAAATCCAATGCGGCAGGCACAGGGATAGCACCAGGAACTACTAAAGCTAATGCTGGAAAAGTTTACTTATTAACAAGTCAAAAAGATCTAGCAGATACTTTTGGAGATCCTATCTTTAAAACTGACGCAGGTAATAACCCAATTCATGCTGGTGAACAGAATGAATATGGCCTACAAGCTGCTTATAGCTTTTTAGGAGTAAGCAATAGAGCTTTTGTTGTGAGAGCAGATGTAGATGTTTCACAATTAGATGCCAGCGCAGATCCTCCTATCGCATTGCCAGCCAACGGAACACATTGGATGGACACTAGTACTACAGTATTTGGAATTTTTGAATGGAATGGTGCTCCTATTAGCACCACAGGCGGTCAAAAATTTGCTAATAAAGTTCCTTTAGTAATTACAGATTCTACTAAAGTTGATCTATCAACAGAAGGTCCTTTAGGTAGCGTAGGCGCTATTGGTGATTACGCAGTTGTAATGACTGATGTAGACTCCGATACACCTGCGTTGACAACTAGTCATCCAGGCACTTTATGGTACAAGAGTAAAGGTAATTCCAACGCAGGCGTACCAGCCGGAACATGGGTAAATGTTGGTAGTGAAGATTGGCATAAGTCGATTCCTGTTGTAGCAGGTTCTGTGTCAAATCCAGCCTTTACAGCAGGCGACAACTTCTATATTAATGGTGTATTAATTACAGCTAGCGGTACTACAGTTAGCAGTTTAGCAACAGATATTAATAATGCTTTCGGAGCAGGGTCCGGACCAGTATATGCTCAAGCATTTAACAGTAAATTAGAAATTTACACAAATGGTATGGCATCTAGTGGCGGCGACAGTACCCAATCTAATGCAGTTATCATTGCTGCTGGACTTCAAGGTTCTTTAGTAGCAGCAAGTGCGGCAGCAAGTGCTTTAGGTATCAAAACAGGTACTTATTATGGTGCTAAGTTAGCAATTAGTAAGCATACAGAAGTTCCTCAATGGAAATCTTCAACAACTGGTCCTCGCCCAACAGGATCTGTATGGATTAAAACTACTGAACCAAACTTAGGTGCTCGTTGGAGAGTAAAACGCTGGAACAGCGCGACAGAAGCATGGGTAGCAGTAGAAGCTCCAATTTATCTAAACGGACATGAAGCAATTTATAATTTAGATAAAGCAGGCGGTGGAATAAATCTAAGCACTGGAGCACTGTATGTTCAAGCTAACTATACAGAAGATAGCGGTACAGATGCTACACCAATGTTAGGTAATTTTAAAGTATTTAGAAGAGCAGCAGCAGGAGAATGTTCTATCGTAAGTACTAAAATTACAGCAAGTACATTTACCAACGCAGTCAGTTATACATTTAGAATCGCTGAAAGCTTAACAGGATTAAGTGTATTAGGCGATTATAATGAAGACGGTACATATAGTTATAAAACAGTTAGTTTCCAAGGTGCCGGTGTAGCTGGTGATAACGCAGAGCGAGTAGCTAATGCTGTTAACGCTGCAGGTTTTACAAATATTGTAGCTAGTGTTGATAGTCAGAATCGTGTTGTAATTACTCATGTAAAAGGCGGTGATTTTAGATTAACAGAAGGTACTAACACACCTTTAGTCGATATGGGGTTCAGTGCTTATGATTTTGAACCTAGCAATGCTACTTTTGGAACAGGCACAGCTAATTTAAGAGCTGCTCCAGCAGGAGATACTTTACACAATTTTATAGCTAGTCTGTGGCATCCTTTAGTTTATGTTTCTAATGGTGATGCTCCTGGTAGTTTAACAGATCAGGGACGTCTATGGTATAGCAGTGTAATTGACGAAATTGATATCATGATCCATGATGGAAGTGATTGGGTTGGATACAGAAGTGCTACAGCTCCTTACTTTGTTAACGGTACAGATCCAAATGGTCCAATAGTTGGCGCTACCGCTCCAGAGACACAAAGTGATGGTACAGCTTTAGTTACTGGTGATTTATGGATTAGTACAGATGACATTGAGAATTTCCCACAGATATATCGATTTAATAACGAATTAACTGCGCCAGTAGTTAAACGTTGGGAATTATTAGATAAGTCAGATCAAAGTACAGAAGATGGTGTTCTGTTTGCTGATGCTCGTTACAATACAGCAGGCGCTAATAGTGACGAAGCAGGTGCTATTTTAGATTTACTTACAAGCAATTATTTAGATCCAGATGCGCCAGATCCAGCACTATATCCTCGTGGTATGCTGCTATGGAATCTGCGTAGAAGCGGATTTAATGTAAAACGTTTCGAAAGAAATTATATAGATATCGCTGCTGATAACACAAGATTCAATGACGAAGCTATGGAAGCATACTATCCACATCGTTGGGTAACAACAAGTCCAAATCAAGGCGATGGTTCTGGTAGTTTTGGACGTAAAGCACAAAGAGCAGTAGTTGTAAAAGCTCTACAAGCTACAGCTAATGCTAATCAGGATATCAGAGATGATGAAAGCAGAATCTTTAACTTAATTGCTTGTCCAGGTTATCCAGAGCTAATAGGCGAGATGATTAGCTTAAACTATGATAGAGGTTTAACAGCACTGGTCGTAGGGGATAGTCCTGCTAGATTAACTCCAGACGCAACTTCATTGTTAGCATGGGGTAGTAATCAGAGATTAGCATTTGAAGATAATGATTTAGGAGCAGTAAGCTTCGACGAATACATGGCAATGTTTTATCCATGGGGCTTTACCAGCGATAACTTTGGTAACAATGTTGTAGTACCGCCAAGTCATATGATTCTTAGAACTATTGCTTTAAACGATCAGGTTGCTTATCCTTGGTTCGCTCCAGCAGGTATTCGTAGAGGCGGAATTACAAACGCAACTGCTGTTGGCTATGTAGATAGTCAAGAAGGAGAATTTAGATCCGTGGCGCTTAACGTTGGACAACGCGATACATTGTATGAACAAAAAATTAATCCTATTACATTCCTTACAGGAACTGGATTAGTAAATTACGGGCAAAAAACAAGAGCTAAAGGCTTTAGTGCTTTAGATAGAATTAATGTAGCCCGTTTAGTAATATATTTGAGAAGTCAATTGAATAAATTAGCTAAACCATATATATTTGAACCTAATGACAAACTTACACGAGATGAAATTAAACTTGCTGTTGATAGTTTATTATTAGAGCTAGTTGGTCAAAGAGCGTTATATGACTTCCTGGTAGTTTGCGACGAAAGTAACAATACTCCAAGTAGAATTGATCGTAACGAGCTGTATGTTGACATTGCTATAGAACCAGTCAAAGCTGTTGAATTTATCTATATTCCATTACGCTTGAAGAATACTGGCGAAATCGCAGCGTTAGGTTAATAAAGGAAAATAAAATGGCAATTACATCATTAAATAGATTTACAGTTCCGCTATCAGGTGGCGAAACTCAAGGCACATTGATGCCTAAATTAAAATATCGTTATAGAATATTTTTTGAAGGCTTTGGCGCAACAGGCTCTAACTCAGAATTAACTAAACAAGTTCAAACAGCAGCTAGACCTAACGTATCTTTTGCTCCACAGACCATTGAAGTGTACAACAGCAAAATTAATTATGCTGGTAAACACACATGGAATCCTATTGCTGTTACATTAAGAGATGATGTAACAGGTGAAGTAAGTAGACGTGTTGGCGAACAACTACAGAAACAATTTGATTTCCTAGAGCAAAGTTCAGCTGCTAGTGCTAGCGATTACAAATTCACAATGAGTATCGAGATGCTTGATGGCGGTAACGGAACGGCTGTTAGACGTTTAGAACGCTGGGAGTGTTATGGTTGTTATCTTGTTAGTGCTAACTACCAAACCTTAAGCTATTCTGAAGCAGCACCACAAACTATAGATTTAAGTATACAACCTGATAACTGTGTACTAGTTCCAGCAGGCGAAGGTAGTCCAATTTTCGCAGTAGCAGGAAGAGCTTTAAGAACCCTGGCAACAGGTTAATAAAAAAAGCAGCGGAAACGCTGCTTTTTTTTGGCTATACATTCTATACGCACTTAATTTTTAATATAAATATAATTATGTCTTCAAAACACTTTGGTCAGTTTATCAGTGGAGTAACTAATCCTAAGGGCGTCGTAGCGGATTTCCGCCATGCTGCTAGATTATTTGTAGATGATAATTTACGATTAGCACCTAAACAAAAATTTTCTTTTCATTGTGTTTTTAGTATCAACAATAACGCACTCAAGAGTCAGAATCTTACAGCTAGGCATCAGAACGAAATTAATATGCTGGTAAAAACAGCAGACTTACCAAGATTTTCAATTAGTACAGAAAACGTTAATCAATATAATAGAAAAAAAGTAGTACAAACCAAGATAGATTATACACCAGTTAACATTAAATTTCATGATGATAATTTAGGTGTAGTAAGAACTATGTGGGAAAATTATTACGCTTATTATTATGCTGATTCAATTAGTTCTAAATTTCCTGGTGCGTATAACAGAACAGCAATGTTGAATTCAACACAGATCCGTGTGCCTTACGGATTTGATAATAATAGTTCTTATCCGTTTTTTAATAATATTACCATTTATCAAATGGCTAAAAAATATTGGAACAGTTATACTTTAGTAAATCCTTTAATTACTAATTGGAATCATGATAGTTTAGATTATTCTGGAACTAGCACAAGTGAACAAGGCATGACAATTGCCTACGAAGCAGTTTATTATAATAATGGTTTAGTTTCTAAAAATAATCCTCCAGGATTTGGTTTTGAACACTATGATACTGTACCTAGTCCGTTGACTTTAGCAGGTGGAGGAACAAGGACTTTATTTGGTCAAGCGGGTGTTTTAGCAGGAGCAGATGCTGTATTTGGCAATGTGTCATCTATGCTAACTAATCCTCAAGAAAGAACATTGGGTAATATTTTAAGTACAGCATTCATAGCACACAATACCTATAATAATGCTTCGCAATTAAGTAATTCTGGTGTAAAAGCAGAATTAACTGGATTAGTGTCAGGATCATTAGGTAAAGTTGCTAATCAAGGGCTCGGCGGAATTACAGGTACATCATTTCCTGTAGCTAATACCAGTGGAGCAGCTACTCCAGCAAGTTTATCTAATCTAACTAGAAGATAATTTATGAGTATTATTACTAATTTACCGCCATCAGAGAATGTTGACAGCGCATCAGAAGTTAAAAGTTTTTTTGATAAATTTTTTACTCACGAGATAACATTTCCGGCAGCAACTATAGATGCAGTTGTAGGATTTTTCTTACAACGAGGCTTTCAAGAACAAGCAGCGAAAACTACTGCTATCGTAATACTTACACAAAGTAGAATAGATAATATTAATCCGTTTGTGGTTTTAGATACCTTAAAAACTCTTGATCAAACGCGATTGAGTGAAGTAGTAACTCAAATTATGAATATATCAAGAGAACGTACATCTGTGTTAGGTTACAAAATACAAATAACAGAAGATACTTTTGAAAGTAGAAATATCGCGCAATGAGCAAATTTGCTAATGGCAAGTTCAATATTACTAATCCAGAAAAATATGTAGGAAATCATCAGCCTACATACAGAAGCGGCTGGGAATTTAAGTTCATGAGATTTTGTGATTTAGATCCTAGAATTTTAAAATGGGCCAGCGAAGCTATCAAAATACCTTATAAAGATCCTTTCACAGGAAGAAATACTGTTTATGTTCCTGACTTCTTTATTCAATATGCTGATAAGAATGGTGTAATGCAGGTTGAATTGATAGAAGTCAAACCACAAAGCCAAACATTATTTGAAAAAGCAGGAAAGAATCGTAATAATCAGCTTCAATGGGCGAAAAATCAAGTCAAATGGCGTGCTGCTCAAAACTGGTGTAGTAGGCAAGGGATTAAATTTAGAGTTTTAACAGAAAATGATTTATTTGTGAATGGCAGACTAGGATAAGTATTTGTATGAAAAAACTTGAAGAAATACTTAATTTGCCTGAAAGCAAAAAGATTATTAAAAAAGAAGAAAAGGAAAAGGCTACAGAAGTAGTTCAACCCCTGCTTAGAGATATTAGCGAGTTTGATAAAATATCTAAGGCATTACCTCAAGTTAAAGGGTTAGGCGATGCCAGCGATGAAGAGTTCGATGCTTTAGCTCAACGTGCTACAGATGCGTTTGACGACTTAATGGATCTGGGCATGAACGTAGAAGCACGTTATTCGGGAAGAGTATTTGAAGTAGCCAGCGCCATGCTCAAAAACGCTATCGATGCCAAAGCAGCTAAAATAGATAAAAAGCTCAAAATGGTAGATTTACAGTTGAAAAAACAGAAAATTGATCAAGACACAAAATCAGAATCAGACGCAGATGTAACAGGGTCAGCTGTTATTATATCTGATCGTAATAGTCTAATTGAAAAACTTCGGAATATGAAATAAATATAGTATCGGGATTTATTATGAAATCATTTAAAGATTACTTAACAGAAAGCGTAGAAGAAAAAAAATACTCTTTCAAAATTAAAATTGCTGGAGATCTGCCAGAACATTTTGAAGATGCTGCTAAAGCTGCTCTTCAGAAATATCAAGTATCTTCTTTTAACAAAGGTAAAACAACACCTATACAGGCTAAACTAGTAGATTTTCCTACTTTAGAAAATCGTCAAGTAACAGTATTTGATATAGACTTAGATTACCCAACTACTAGCACAGTTTTAACTTCATATGTAGCAGAACACACTGGTGTTGACCCATGTTGTATCCGTGTTCGTAGCTTAAAAGAAGAGGAAGAAGCTGAATTAAATGCTCAAAATTTAGTAGACAGTAACGATGAATCTTTGCTAACACAAGATTATACTAAAGAAAA